TAGTTCGTAGAATCTTTGGTGAGTTGGCTGCACAGGAATTTGTTTCTGTTCAACCAATGAACTTACCTTCAGGTCTTATTTTCTATCTTGACTTCAAATACGGAACTGCTCAAACTTCACTTCAAACCGAAGATTCAGATGTATATGGTAATACATCAGGTTCTGGTGACGCAAGTGGTGGTTTATACGGAGCAGGTAAATTTGGATACTCTATCAATGACGTTTCTGTTTCAAGTATGATATTAGCAGCTGCTACAAGTGCTACAGAATTCACAACAGGTTCTGTATCTTGGGAAGATGTTAATTTCGAACCAGACCTATCTGCATCAGCAGCATTAGGTTCAGAAGCAGACAATGGTCTTATGAAAATCACTGTTTCAAACGCAGCAATAGCTAACTTTGATACAGATGGTGTTAGAGCATTCACAGTATCAGGTAGTGGATTTGATGCTTTCTATCCAGCACATACATCTATAAATGCAGCTAAAACTGCAGTAACATTCTTCGTATTGAAGAATACAGCAGGTGTACCAAGTGGAGTTAAAGTACAATATCACAAAACTGCAGCTAACAATTACACTCGTGGTGATTTTGAAGCAACTGCAGCACAAGTTGATGCAAACCCTGAAACTGATATCGATATCCCAGAATTAGATATCGCACTAAAGAGTATTCCGATAATCGCGAAAACTCGTAAGTTAAAAGCAGTCTGGACTCCAGAACTTGCTCAAGACTTAAACGCATACCACTCAGTTGACGCTGAAGCTGAATTAACTGCATTACTATCTGAGTACATCTCAATGGAAATCGATTTAGAAATCCTTGATATGTTGTACGCAGGTGCTACTGCTAAAACAGAAAAATGGTCAGCAAGAGTTGGATATGAATATGATTCAGCAACTAACTTGTTCGCACAGTCAAGTGGTGAATCAAATGCATACACAAAAGGTACTTGGTTCCAAACTCTTGGAAACAAGATACAATCAGTATCTAACGCAATACACCAGAAAACTTTAAGAGGTGGAGCTAACTTCTTGGTCGTAAGTCCAGAAACAGCAACTATCATCGAGAGTATTCCTGGATATGCAGCAGACACAGATGGTGATTCAACTAACAACTCATTCGCAATGGGTGTACAAAAAGTAGGTGCTCTTAACAACAGATTTACTGTTTACAAGAACCCTTACGCATTGGATAACGTAATCTTAGCAGGTTTCAGAGGAAGTAACTTCCTTGAAACAGGTGCGGTTTATGCTCCATATGTACCGTTAATCATGACACCATTAGTATACGACCCTAAGAACTTCACTCCAAGAAAAGGTGTAATGACACGTTACGCTAAGAAAATGGTTAGAAGTGAATTCTATGGTAAAGTTATCGTAGCTGATGTAAACTATGTGTAAGTTTAAGTTAATTTTTTAACTTAAAAGTACGATAGGTACTTAAAGAAGGGGAATCATTTATTTGGTTCCCCTTTTTTGTTTTCTTGATATTTATTTATAAGATATATCTAAAATAGACTATTAATAGGAGAAATTTATGGCTCAAGAACCGATATGGCCAGGTAGTGGTTCAGATGCAAGTGGTTCAACACCATTTGGTTTTTATGATACAGATTCAGATTTTCAAAACGATGCTCCTAAATTTGCAACATGGTGTGCAAGAAGATTGGGGTATCCAATAACTGCAGTTGAATTACAAGATATTCAATTTTATGCATGTTTTGAAGAAAGTATTACAGAATACTCTGCTCAAGTTAATCAATTTAACATCAAAGATAACTTGTTAAGTTTAAAAGGACAATCAACAAGTTCTAACTTAACACATAAAAGATTATCACACACAATGGGTGAACAAATTTTCATATCAGAAACATATGGAAGTGAAGCAGGTGCTGGTGGTGTAGGTGGACAAGTTGAAGTTCATAAAGACCATATTACACTTGTAAGTGGTTCACAAGATTATGATTTAAATACATTGATTGCAGATGTTAGTGGGAGTGGTGCAATTGAAGTAAAACGAGTATTTTATGAAAGTAATCCTGCAATTTCAAGATACTTTGACCCATATGCAGGTACAGGACAACAAACTAACAATATGTTAGATGCATTTGGATTCGGTGGTTCATCACCAGCAATTACATTTGTATTACAACCTGTTTACGCTGATTTATTAAGGGTTCAAGCAATTGAATTTAATGACCAAGTTAGGAAATCTGCATATACTTTTGAACTTAGAAATAACAAATTAAGAATATTTCCAACATATACTAAAGATGAGCCTGGTAAACTATGGATTGAGTGGGTAAAAGTAAGTGATAGAGATAATGCGTTAAGAACTCGTTATAGTGGTTCTGCAGATACAATATCAGATATCAGTAATGCTCCATATGATAATATGAAATACCAAAGTATCAATGATGTGGGTAAACAATGGATTCGTAAGTATGGATTATCATTATCAAAAGAGTTATTAGGTATGGTTCGTAGTAAATACGGAACTATTCCTATTCCTAACTCTGAAGTTTCACTTGATGGTGATACTTTAAGAGCAGAAGCAACTGCTGAAAAAGACCAGTTAATAGAACAATTAAGAGAAATGTTAGACCAAACAAGTAATAGGGCACTTATGGAAGCAGATAGGGAATCTGCGGATAACTTACAAGAGAAGTTAAAGAAGGTGCCGTATCCAATGTATATAGGATAAAATTATGGCAAGTAGATATTGGCCAACAAGAGATACAAACTTAGCCAAAAGATTTAACGATGAACTCGTTGGTAATCTTAAGGATGGTACCTGTGGTATCATTGGGCAAGAAGTAATTCTTTACAGAGTTTCAACATATGATACTAAACCAAATATGTATGGTGAAGCTGGAGAGAGTGGTAAAGTTTATGAAGCTGGAGTAAAGTTAAGTTGTATTCTTGATGCAGGAGATTTTGATTGGGAAACAACTGAATTTGGACCAGATTCAAATCAAGAAGTTTCATTCTCATTTCAAAGGGATATGTTGATTGATGTAAATTTTAGACCTGATATCGGTGATATTGTGAGTTGGAATTATGGTTATTTTGAAATCGTTGGAACAAATGAAAACCAATTAGTTGCAGGTGATTATAATAAAAATTGGACTATAACTTGTACAGGTAGATTAACAAGAATTACATCATTAAACATTGAGAGAACAAGGGCATTTTAATGGCAAAAAGAAGTAAACCATTATCAAGAAAAATACGAAGAGACCTAAATTCAATATCATTAAATCCTGAATATAACAGAGCAAATCAAGTTCGTAGAGATAAAGATGATATAAAGAATATATCTGTAGGTATCATGGAACATGATGCTGCAATTATGTATTATTTCAACGAAGTTATCAAACCATCAGTAGTTGATAATAAAGAAACCATTAAAGTTCCTGTAATGTATGCTTCACCTGAAAGATGGTATGCAATGCAAAGACAGGGATTTCTTCGTGATAAAAGACAACAAATTTTAACACCTGTTATTGTATTTAGAAGAACAGGTATCGATAAGAACGAAAATATACCTATTGATAAATTAGATGCAAACAAACCACAAAATTTTCAAACCTTTACTCAAAAGTATTCTCAAAGTAATCGATACGACCAATTCAGTAGAACAATTGGAACTACACCAAATAAAGAACATTTTAGTGTGGTTGTTCCTGATTATGTGATATTAAATTATGAATTTACTATATTCACAAGTTACATTGAACAAATGAATAAAATTGTTGAAAAGGTAAATTATACTGATGGGGCATATTGGGGTGAACCTGGTAAATTAAGATTTAGAAGTAAGATTGAATCATTTACTGATGCTAGTGAAATGGATGCAGATGAAAGAATGGTAAAAACTACATTCACAGTTCAATTGATGGGTTATATCATACCTGAAGAATTTAATAGTATGGTAACTACTCGTAGACATTTAACACCTAAAAAAATTATCATCAATATGGATGTTGAAAAAACTGCTGATGATTTTATGGAAAAAGATTCAAAGGGTAATGTATCAGTACAAAGTCCTGTAAAAGATGTATTTAGTATTGCAACTTCTAATACACTAACATTCACAGGTGGAACGGGTGTTACGTTAAGTAATGACGGTGTAGGATTTGATGGTTCTCAACCATTAACTCAAACTATTTCCATTGGACAATCAGTAGGAACTACGGATAATGTAACTTTTAATCAAATTAATGCAACTTCTTTAGTGTTTGGTAATCCAACTTCATATACATATACAGGTATTAGTGGTAGTGTAAACATTACAGGTAGTTTAACCACAAGTGGTAATGTTACAGTCAATGGTGATATGACTGTTTTAGGAACATTAACTGCTCAAGAAATTAAAACTACATTTGTATCATCAAGTATATTATTTGAAAGTGGTAGTACAAGATTTGGTGATACTTCAGATGATACACATCATAGAACAGGTAGTTTAAATATTACAGGTAGTTGGAGTTTAAATGGAACCACTATAAATGAAATTAGTAATGATACTACATTAGGAGATGAAAGTACTACAGCAGTAGTTACTGAATATGCATTAAGTAATTTCTCTTCAACAAATGTTGGAGATGTACAAACTTATTTAAGAAAACAATTTTATAAAACATCCAATAGTATCACTAATCCAACAGCAAGTTTTGCAGCAGTTACTGCATCTGCACCAACAGGATATACAGAAACCAATGAAGATGATTTCTTATTCTTTATCAATGGACAATATATGGAACATGATGCATTAGAAGTAGAACAAAGTGGTAGTATATTTTTATTAAAAGTAGATAACTCATCTATTGGATATGATTTAGAAAGTGATGATGAAATTATAGCAATAGGTAAATTTAATTCGTAAGGAAATATAATGCCAATTTTGAAATTTAAAAATCCTTTACGAACATCAGGTTCAAGTGGTTTTAATTCTTCTATACTTGACCAAGATGGAAACGTATCTACAATTAATGTTTTCAGTATTGGACAGGAAGTTGCAACAAGTTCAAATGTACAATTTGATGAAGTAAATCAACCCGACTCTCAAACAGCAATTGTTGGAACTGATTCTGATAATATGGTATTGGGATATGGATTTATTAGTGGTTCAAATCTTCAATTCACAACCGATGAACAAGGTATAAGTGAAAACTACACACACGAAAATGATATCACGATAAACGGAAATATTAATTTTACATCTGCAAGTGCAGAACAAGAAACTTCAATTCAAATCCAAAGTTCTGGTAGTACAAAGTTTGGAGATTCATTAGATGATACACACACAATAACAGGTAGTATGTTTATTAGTGGTTCGATGAGTTTAAATGGTTCTCGAATTATAAGTGTTTCAGATAATTCAGATGTTTCTTTAGCAAGACAAAATGTGTTAGTAACGGAAAGGGCAGCTAAAATAACATTAGGTGGTGATACCATTACTGAAAATCAATATTTAAGAAAGATTTATGCAAAAAAAGCAAGTTCACTTACTAATTCTACAGCAAGTTTTGGAGCAACAACAGCATCCATATCAACAGGTATGACAACTACTTCAGTACATGATTTTCAATTCTTTTTAAATGGTATGTTGATGGAATTTGATGCATTAACAATACAACAAAATCCATTAAATGTTTTCGAATTACATATAAATACAGGTTCATTAGGATACACTTTAGAAAGTAGTGATGAAGTGGTTGCTTGGGGTAAATTTAATTCATAAAAATTCCCGTTTCCACTTTTCTTTTACCATTTTTTGATACTTATATGTATGAGAAAAAGAAACTGGAAGAATAGAAAAAACAGACCTTGTCCTGATTGTGGTAGGTTATTAACCTATACAAGAAAAGATAGTTTTGATAGAGCAGTTGGTAACAATAGTGTATGTAAATCTTGTGCTCAACAAGATAGAAAATTCACGATGGAAACCATAGAGAAGATGAAACAACCAAAATCTACTCAACACAAGAAAAAGATTTCAAAATCTATATCGATGTGGTGGGAAGAGAAAAAACAAGAAGATTTGAGATATGGCATTAATCCGAAGTAGTCAGTTAAACCCAAGATTTACGGGTTCGTTTACCTTAAGTGGTAGTTTTATTGGTGATTCCAATACTACTGCTTCATTTGGTAAATTATTAGGTGATGCAAGTGATGTAACAGGTATCACTACTACTTATGATGGTAATAAAACCGTATTAAATTCTGATTTAGGAGATTTATTCACTAATCAGTTTAATGCAGGAACCACAGGTAGTGTTTCTGAATTTTTAGATGCTGTATTCTTTCCAAATACTGCACCAAGTGTATCATCAAGTCAATTCACAATTAATGAATTTGAAGTAAGTGGTTCTTCAGTAGGAACAATTACTGCAACTGATGCAGAATCTGCAAATCAAACTATTACATTTGTTACTCAAAGTGGGTATTCAGATGATTTCTTTAAAATTCATAGTGGAAGTGGAGCAATCACATTAAATACAATGTCAAGTGCAAGTTTCAACACCGATACTGGAAATCACGCAGGTGGTGATTCACATCCATTTTTAATTGGTGTTGAGGATGGAATTACACAATCCAATGCAACAATTTATATTAGAGTAATACCAAATACTGCACCAATTTTTAGAACCACAAGTGTAAGTGGAACACAAATAATTGCACAAACAGGTAGTGTAAATGAAAACACAACAAGTGGAACAACTGTATTAACAATGTTCACAACTGATACTGAAAGTGATACGATTACGGTATCACCAATATCACAAAGTGCAGATAATCATTTTACAGCAAGTATATCAAGTGTAGTTGGTGGAAAACAAATTTTATTACAAACTGCAACCGCAAGTTTTGATTTTGATGATAAATCACAATATAAATTATTCATAAGTTCTTCAGACCAACATTTCGGTTCAACACCAAGTTCAAGTGGGTTTGTAACAACATTACCTATTGAGGTTAATGTTACACAAAACCAAGCACCAACAATGGCAAGTCAAGTTTTCAACATAAATGAAAGTAGTGGAAGTAATGATAATAATAACGGATTAGGAAGTAACTCTAACTCATTAACAACTGTTGGTACAATTGTAACAAATGACAATGAGGGAGATACTGTAACATTCACAGGTTTATCATTAACAAGTGGAAGTGGTGGTGGAAATACTTCACAAACTGATATCTCAAATAATCCATTCCAAGTAACAAGTAATGGAACTTTACAATTAAAAGCAGGACAATATTTAAATAGTGATACTTTTGATTCATACAAATATGATGCAACTTATAAAGATAATTTCAATGATGCAAGTTCAAGTGGTGTTATTACTATTAATATTCAAGATGACCCACAACCAACATTATCTTCAAATGGAACATTTTATATTATTGAAAGTGCAGTGAGTGGAGCACTTGTTAGAACTAATTCTAATGGTAGAACAGGTACACAAGCAGATTTTAATTCTAATGAAACCGTATTTTTTGAACTAAATCCTGATACAGGTAGTTTACATATTAATTCAAGTAATGGTAATATAAGTTTAAATAACAATGTTAGTGAATCTATTTACACTAATGATGTAGGAAATCAATTAAGTGGTAGTGTAACTGCAAGTAATGCATTTGGAACATCGGTAAGTACAACATTTAATGTGAATGTTGCAATAAACAATTCACCAACACCAAGTTTCAGTAATACAAGTGCAAATATAAATACAAATGGAGCAAGACCAAGTAACACAATCACTACAATATCATTTACCGATACAGAAAGTGATACATTAAATCACGATACATTTACATTTACAGACCCAAGTGGACAATTAAATGCTGTGAAAAGTAGTGATACTTATTTAATACAACCAACACAAAATTTAAGTGGTTCAAGTTATCAAATGACAGGTTCAATTAGAGATGAACATGGATTTAGAACAGGTACAACCACACATGATATTACAATTGCACAGGCACCATTAGGAACATTAACCACAAATGGAACCTTTTATATTATAGAGAGTGCAGTAAGTGGAGCATTAATCAGAACAAACTCAAATGGATTTAGTGGAACACAAGGTGATTTAGGAGTAACTTATTCACCACAATATAATTCAGCAGCAGTTCAAGGATTTAGTGTATTTGAAAATGATGGTTCAACACCACATCAATTCGTTACATCATCTGCTGTAGGTGCCTTAAGTATAAAAGCAAATGTTAGTGAATCTGCATTTACAAGTGGAAATAGTTTAACCGCTTCAGTTCATTACACAGACCAATATGATAATGTTGGTAGTGGAAGTATAACTGTAAATGTTAGAACAAATACTGCTCCATCAATAACATTAACACCAAGTACTCAAACTTTATCTACTGAACAAGTTACAAGTGGTTCATTTATTACAAGTGCAAGTTTTACAGATACAGAAAGTGATACAATTAATTACGATAGTTTCTCATTGACAGGAACACATGGAAGTTTATTCACAAGTACAAGAGTGGGGGATGCGGTTCTCATCACAACCAATACTGATATATCTGCAAGTAATGCAAATTATACATTTACTGCAAATGTAAAAGATGAACATGGATTCAATACAGGTACTGCAAATGGAACATTAACTGTAACACCTATGGTTTACTTTTATAAACAAACACAAGGTGTGGGTTCAATGAATTCAGGTAATGCAATATCAATCTTGGGTGATGCAGGTGGTGATGATGTAGGTGTAACTACTAATTCAGTAATAGATAATTTTAAGAGTGGTTCAATTGGTAGTGGTTCATTTGCAACAAGTGGTGGACAAACAACATTAATCACTTCACAGAGTGTTAGTGATTTAGGTGGTAGTACTTTTAGAAATTTTGGAAATATAGATTTAAGTGGAAATAGTGGTAATGGACATAGTTGGTTGGCATTATTCCCAAGTTCTTCTGCAATTGGTGGTAAACCAAATACAATGGGAACTGCTTTAGGTGGAAGTACAGCAAATGAATATGTAATTTATAATGATAACTCAATTGCAGATGCGGTCGAAACTGCAGGAGTACATTATTTTAGTGTTAATAGTCCAATACGAGGTGTATCACGATATGGTATGATTCATGGTGTTGGAGCAAATACCGAATCATCACAATATTATCATCTATTACCATCAAGTGGTTCAGCACCAAGTAGTGAATTATAAGGAGAGATAAATGCCATTAAATTTTGGACAATCGTTAGGAGTAACAGGTAATATTAAGTTAACCGATGTTGAATTGGTTGCTGGTGGATATAGAACATTATCTACAAGTGCAGATACTGGTAGTATTCCTATTAATAGATTGGAAGATGGACAAGTATTTTACATACAAGATGATAACAAATTATTAAAAGTTAGTGAATCTATTGCAGATAATGTAAACACTTTTGAAAACACTTATGCATTTTTAGATTTTACATGGCCTTCAACTGCTGGTGAGGGTGGTGATTTACTACCAACAACAGATGCAACATATGATTTAGGTTCTGAATCCAAATCATGGCAAGATTTACATATTGATGGACAATTCAATATGGGTACGGGTATAGATTTTAACAGAATTGGAACTGCTAAATTAAGTGTAACAGGTAGTTCATATAATTTTAAGGCAACAGATAGTTCTGATTTATTCACATTATATAATAATAGTGATGAAGTATCAGTTCAATTTGATGATAAAGTATTAGTATTAGGTTCAAGAACCACAACACCAACTGCAGTAGCAGGTGGATTGTTTTATAGTGGTTCAGATGAGTGGTTTTTGGGATACGAAAACTCACCTACTTAATATTTATAAGAGAAGAAAAACACTCGAAAATCGAGTATAAATGGGAGAATAATAATGGCACAATGGAGAAAAGTAGTAGTATCAGGTTCTTCACCAGAATTTGCAAATATTACTGGTTCAGGTAATATGCAACTTGATGGGGACTTAATTGTCGCTGGTGGGGATATTACTTTAGGTAGTACAAGTATCTTTTCCGGTGGGGATACTACTTCGTTAAATAATATAGATGCACTTGACGCAACAACTGAAGCGACAATTGAATCTGCTATAGATACTTTAGGTAATCTAACAGCAGCAAGTTCACTTGTAACGGTTTCTACTTTAGACTCAGGTGCTATATCAAGTGGGTTTGGAAATATCGATATCGGTACTTCCACATTAAACGCTGGGAACACAACACTTGATAATGTAACAAATAATTCAGCAGTAGGAGATTCACATTTCACTGGTTCATTTAGTGGTTCATATACTGGAACATATACTGGAGATGGTTCAGGCCTTTCTGGTATTGCATTAGATATTGATGGATTATCTGCACTTGGTGGAACAGGTATTGCACAAGGTGATAAACTTGTATTTTCAGATGCAGGAACTGAGAAATCAATTACATTTAGTAATTTTGAAGATGCAATATTTGGAAATGTTAGTTCAGATATTACAATCGCAGCAGGTGGAGCAGCAACTATTGCAAATGATTCAGTAGATAACAACAAATTAGCAAATATCGCACAAGGTAGTATTAAAGTTGGTGGTGGTTCAAACGCACCTACTGATTTAGATGCTAAAACAGATGGACAAATACTTGTTGGTGATGGAACAGATGTTAACTCAGTAGCAGTTAGTGGTGATGTAACATTAGCAAACAATGGTGCAGTAACAATCGCAGCTAACGCAGTTGAAGGTTCTATGTTGAACTCAAATGTAGCAGGTACAGGTATTGATTATGGTTCAAACCAAATATCAGTAGATGTATCGGACTTTATGACAAATGGTTCAAACAATAGAGTATTAACTGCAACTGGAACAGATGCACAAAACGCAGAAGCAAACTTAACATTCGATGGTTCAACATTAGCATTGACTGGAGCAATGACAGTTTCTACAAACATGACTATTGAGGGTAACCTTGATGTAAATGGTTCATTAACCACAATTGATTCCACAAACTTAAAAGTTGCAGATAGATTTATTATCGCAGCAAGTGGTTCATCAAGTGGTGATGGTGGTTTAATTGTTGAAACAAGTGGAGCTGGAAGTGGTTCAGCATTTGCATATGATGATAGTGCATCAAGATGGGCATTATCAGAAGCAGATGGAACTGGTGAAGGAGATACAACAATTGATACAAAACAATACATTGTATCAGTTAGTGGTTCAGCAGTAAATCCAAGTGGAAATCCAAGTGATTTTGGTGGTAGTGATGCTACAAGAATCGGTATGATGCATGTGAATACTTCTACAGGAGAAATATTCATATTTAGTTAATAACAATTAAACGAGGTTACGATGGCAATAAAAGCTAAAAAACATATTAATGTTGTTGATGAAGTATCGAAATTAAATAAGGTTGAAATAGAGTTCTTGTTTGAATTAATTAAGAACTCTATGATACCTGGTAGAAATATTAATATTATTTTTGATATTATTAACAAGTTAAAATCTCAACATCAATTATATGGTGTTGATAAAAAAGATTTGAAAGTTTCTAAAAAGGAAACACAAATTGCAAAAACAAAAGAAGAGAAGGCTCGTGAACTTCTGAAAGAAGAAAACGGAGAACTCTTCATAAAAGAGTAACTTTATTGGCCTTGATGTGGCAATCAAGGAAGTGGGCCGAAGAGGTAACCAACCATAAGGAGATAGAATAAATGCCAAATTGGAAAAAAGTCATAGTAAGTGGGTCTAATGCTCACTTAAATCAAGTAACAGCAAGTTATTTTTCAGGTGATGGTAGTGGATTAACTGGTGTAGGTAGTTCCATTACGATTCAAGATGAGGGAAGTACCCTTACATCAGCAGCATCTCAAATAAATTTCGTAGGTAGTGGTGTAACTGCTACAACAAGTGGTAATAATGTAACTGCAACTATCGCAGGTGCAGATTTAATTAATGTTTTTGAAGCTGATGGTAATGGTGATTTACAACCAGCGGATTCCAATGAGGGTATAAGTGTATTCTATGAGTTAGATAGTAACAATGATATTCAACCGAGAGCATAAAAATTAAGATGATTATTCAACAAAACAATATTTATATGAAACGAGGAATTTTATAAAATGGCAACAAAAAATCTAGTCCCAAGAGCGAATAAGGAAGGTCAGTTAGGAACTGATGCTAAACAATGGAATAAAGTTATTGCCCATACAGGTAGTTTCCAAGCAGTTAGTAGTTCTTTAATACCTGATGCAACAAACACATATGATTTAGGTAGTGAAACTAAATTTTGGAGAGATATTTATGTATCAAGTGGTTCTATTAAATTTATAGACCCAAGTGATAATTCCGTTGCCTCAACACTTTCTGTTGGTGTTGATGGTCTTACCCTTAGTGGTAACCAAAGTGTTAGTGGTAGTACTTTACCAGATGCAGACAACCTCTATGATTTAGGTTCAAGTGCTAAACAATGGAAAGATTTATATATTAATGGTACTGCAAATATTGATACACTTACATTAACAAGTGGTGCATCAGTTACGACTATTAATGACGAAAATGATATGAGTTCAGATAGTGATACTGCACTTGCAACTCAACAAAGTATTAAAGCTTATGTGGATTCCCAAGTAACTGCACAAGATTTAGATATTCAAGGAGATAGTGGTGGAGCATTATCTATTGATTTAGATAGTGAAACATTAGATATTGCAGGTGGAACAGGTATTAGTACTTCAGGTAATACTAATACAATCACAATCACTACAACAGATAGTGAAATTGTTCACGACAATTTAAGTGGGTTCGTTGCAAACGAACACATAGACCATAGTGGAGTTTCAATCACAGCAGGTAATGGTTTGACAGGTGGTGGAACTATAGCTTCTACAAGAACAATAGCCGTAGGTGCAGGAACAGGAGTTACTGTAAATTCAAATGATGTATCAATCGGACAGGATGTTGGAACTACAGCAAATGTTCAATTTGCTCATATAACAGGTTCAGTTATTAGTGGTTCAAGTTTATTAGGTGTAGTTGGAACAGCAACTCAAGGAACAATAGACCACGACTCATTAGCTAATTTTGTAGCAAACGAACACATTGACCACTCATCAGTATCAATTACAGCGGGTGATGGTTTAACAGGTGGTGGAACAATAGCTGCTAACAGAACCATCAATGTAGTTGGTGGAACTGGAATAACAGCTAACTCAAATGATATCGCAACAAATGACTCAGAAATCGTACATGATAATTTAAGTGGTTTTGTAGCAAATGAACACATTGACCATAGTGGTGTAACGATGACAGCTGGAAGTGGATTAACTGGTGGTGGAACAATAGCTTCTACAAGAACATTTAATGTTGGAGCAGGAACGGGTGTTACTGTAAACGCTAACGATGTAGCAATCGGACAGGCAGTTGCAACAAATTCAAATGTAACATTTGGTTCAGTAACTGTATCAAATGATGTTACAATCAATGGTGATTTAAATGTATTGGGAGATGCAGTAGAATTACAAGTAAGTAATTTAAGAATTGAAGATAAATTAATTGAAGTTGCAAGTGGTTCCGCTAATTCAGAAGCCGCAGATGGTGCTGGATTATTAATCGGTGGAGCAAATGAAACTTTAAAATGGAATCATGGTAGTACTAATTTCCAATTTAGTGATGATTTATATGTAAGTGGTAGTATTACTTTAAGTGGAAATGTAGATGGTAGAGATATTGCTTCTGATGGTTCAAAACTTGATGGTATAGAGGCAAGTGCAGATGTAACCGATACCACGAATGTAACTGCAGCAGGTGCATTAATGGATTCTGAACTAACAGATTTAGATGGTGTTAAATCATTAACCGTACCAAATAGTACAACAATTTCAACATTTGGTGCAAGTTTAGTAGATGATGCAAACGCATCAGCAGCAAGAACAACATTAGGAGTAGATGCAACTGGTACTGATAATAGTACTTTAAGTGGATTAACTGCAACTGCAATCGGTAAAGCGATTGTAACAGGTTCAAATGCTGCAGCTGTTCGAAGTACAATTGGAGTAGATACAGCTGGAACAGATAACTCAACCAACGTAACACTTTCAGGAACACCTAATTACATCACAATTAGTGGACAAACAATCACAAGAAACACAATTGACATTGGTGATGATACAAATTTAAGTGGTGGAACTGGTATTACATTAACAGGTGATACACTATCCACTACAGATTCAGAAATTGTTCATGATAATTTAAGTGGATTTGTTGCTAACGAACACATAGACCATAGTGGAGTAACACTAACTGCTGGAAATGGATTGACTGGTGGTGGTACAATAGCCGCAAGTAGAACTTTTGCAGTTGGTGCTGGTACAGGTATTACTGTTGCAGCAGATGCTGTTTCTACAAATGATTCTGAAATCGTTCATGATAACTTGAGTGGTTTTGTAGCAAATGAACACATTGACCATACTTCTGTAACATTGACTGCAGGAAGTGGATTAACTGGTGGTGGTACAATTGCATCAAATAGAACATTTAATGTTGGGGCAGGAACACATATAACTGTAAACTCAAATGATGTAGCGGTTAATACAGGTACATTGATTGCATCAATTTCTGGTTCAATTGTTACTACAGCAAATGTAACTTCAGCAGGTGCTTTGATGGATTCTGAAGTAGATGCAGATATCAAAACTTTATCACTTCCAGCAAGTACAACAATATCCACATTTGGTAAATCTCTTGTGGATGATGCAGATGCAGGTACTGCAAGAGCAACATTAGGAGTAGATGCAGCTGGAACAGATAACTCTACTGATGTAACACTTTCAGGAACACCAAATTATATTACAATTAGTGGACAAACAATCACAAGAAACACAATTGACATTGGTGATGATACAAATTTAGTTGCAGGTACAAACATTACATTAAGTGGTGATACATTAAATGTAGATGATGCATTCTTAAAAAATAATGCCGATGATACTACAAGTGGTACATTAACAGCCGCAAACTTTATAACTTCAGGTAAAATAGGTGCAGCCACAAACGATGAGTATTTTGATTTCGGAACTGATGCAATGATTAAAGTTGGAATTGATAATGTTGAAGATTTCAGATTCTCTGATGGTGGTACATTCCACGCTAGAGCTGATGTAATTGCTTATTCATCAACACCTTCTGATGAAAGATTAAAAGATAATGTTATAACTATTGATAATGGTTTATCATTAGTGAATCAATTACGAGGTGTAACTTATGATTGGAATGTTGGTAGTAAACAAGGTACAAGAGATATTGGTGTAATTGCACAAGAAGTAGAAAAAGTATTACCTGAATTAGTAAAAGAAAATAAACTACCATTAATTACAGATTCAGATGAAACCTATAAGACTGTAGATTACGAAAAATTAACAGCAGTATTAATTGAAGCTGTAAAAGAATTATCACAAAAAGTGGAAAACATAGAAAAGAATTGTGATTGTTTGAACAAATAGTTTTATATTTATATATAGTAATAACAAGTTATAGGAGTTATAATGTCGAAAGATAAAAAAATCAAATTCACAGAAGATGAATTAACATCTCTTGCAGATTTAAGAAATACATATCAGGCAGTTCAAAATGATTTTGGAGTTTTAAAGTTAAGAAGAATTTCTTTAGAACAACAATTAAATCAACTTGATGAAGCTGAATCTCAAGTAGAATTGAAATACATCGATACTCAGAAATTTGAACAAGATTTGGTAAAAACTTTAAATGAAAAATATGGTTCAGGTAATCTCGATGCCGAAACAGGAGTTTTTACACCAATAAACGAAGAAAAGTAAAAAAAATTACCCACTTCAATTGATTTTGAGGTTTTTAAATGATACTTATTAACCGAGTATATCGTTCCGATATATAATAATTGAATGTAATTTAATTACACAATAGGAGAATAACTATGGCTGAAAGAATAGTAAGTCCAGGTGTATTTACACGAGAAAAGGATTTATCATTTCTACCACAAGGTATTGCTGAAATTGGAGCAGCTATTATTGGACCAACAGAAAAAGGTCCAGCTTTTGTTCCAACTCAGATAACAAGCTTTTCACAATTTGAAAATGTCTTTGGTAGTGTTGATACTCGTTTCTATGTACCTTACACTGTACAAGAATATATTAAAAACGCACCTACGGTTACCGTAGTTCGTGTTTTAGGTTTGGGTGGATATCAGTCAAGTACTTTAAGATTTGAAGTCTCACAATCAAATGGTGATTATAGAACTGTTGCAGTTTTAAAACCATCAAGAAACGCACCATCATTCGATATTGGCGGACCAGCATCCGCTTCTGTTGATGCAAGTGCAGATTGGGCAAATACAGTTTTAACTGTAGGAGCAAATAGTGCAGTATCAGTATCTTTTGATACAGGTTCTGCAAACTATATTGCTAAAATCTATGGTACAGACCCACAAACCACAAACCACGATGTTTATGTTTATAAACAATTTAAATATACAACATCAACTTCTGGATACACTTCTACAAACGATATAAGAGTTGTAAGTGCTTCTACATCAACTGGTGAAGATTTCACACATGATTATGCAGTAGCAACAACACCTTACATCGTATCACAATTAAGTGGTGGAAGTAGAAAGAATTTGTTTAAAGTAAATACTCGTTCACATGGTACAAATGTAAACGATGATTTCAAAGTTGCTATAGCAGATATAACTGCAGCTGGTGATGTACCAGGTAGTGATTATGGTTCATTTACTTTAAGAGTGTTGAATAATAATCCTGGTGAAAACAACGATGGTGAAGTTCTTGAAGAATTTCCAAATCTGAACTTTGACCCAGATTCAATAAATTTTGCACCAAGAGCAATCGGTGATAGATATGTAACAATAGATTCAAATGGAAAATTAACCTACAATGGTGATTGGCCAAATCAATCTGTTCATGTTTATCTAAGTGATTACGAAACACAACTTGAGGGTATTGATGAATCATTAGTACCACATGGTTTTGCAGCAGCAAGTAATCCAGTTCTTGGTACTACAACAATCCCAAGTGGTTCATTTAAAACATCACAAACCAATACAAATGGTTCTTTTGACCAAAATGTATATTATGGTTGGGATTTTGGAAATACTGATAACCAACAGTATTTAGCACCATTACCAGCAAGTGCTGGAAGTGGAAACAACGCAGCATTCTCACTTGAGAATATGAATGGACATGCCGATGCAAGTACAATAGGAGCTGATACATACTCAGATGATTCTGAAGCTATCACTCTTGCACTATCTGCAAAAGCACAAAGAAAATTCGTTGTTCCTTTCCAAGGCGGTTTTGATGGAGATAATCCAACAACACTAAAAGCAACTGGTAATAGTATTACAAGTACAAACACACAAGGTTTTGATTGTAGTGGAGCACTAAAAAGTGGTTCGATTGCTTACAAACGAGCAATTAATGCAGTTTCAAATCCTGATGAGTTTGATATTAACCTATTAGTAACACCTGGTATTATCCATGAATATCATAGTTCAGTATCACAACACGGAATTAGTAAAGTAGAATCTCGTGCAGATGCATTCTATGTAATGGATGGTTCAAGATGGGGTAGAAGTGTAACAAATGCAATTGCAGATGTTAAAACACTTGATACCAACTACGCTGGTGTTTACTATCCCTGGGTTAAGATATTAGATACTGTTAAAAATAAACCAATGTGGGTTCCACCATCAGTTGTGTTACCTGGAGTGATTAGTTTCACAGACCAAGTAGCTCATGAGTGGTTCGCACCAGCTGGATTAAACAGAGGTGGTTTATCCTCAGTATTAGAAGCAAAAACAAGATTAACTCATACAGAAAGAGATGACTTGTATGAAAACAGAGTTAATCCGATTGCTTCATTCCCAGGTCAAGGTGTTGTAGTGTTTGGACAAAAAACATTACAAGGAAAACCATCTGCTCTTGATAGAATCAATGTAAGAAGACTGTTAATTAGACTTCGTAAATTCATTGCAAGTTCTTCAAGATACTTGGTATTCGAACAAAATACAGCAGCAACAAGAAACAGATTCTTAGGAATAGTAAATCCATTCTTAGAATCAGTTCAAGCTAATAGTGGTTTGAGTGCGTTTAAAGTTGTGATGGACGATTCAAACAACACACCAGATGTTGTTGATAGAAATCAGTTAGTAGGACAGATATTTATCCAACCTACAAGAACTGCTGAGTTCATCGTATTAGACTTCGTAATACAACCGACAGGAGCAGCATTTCCTGAATAAGTTTAATTTATAAATTAACTTATAAAAGAAAAGCCCCATTCTTTCGAGTGGGGCTTTTTTTATTTAAATTAGGTTCCAAATGGATTACGATATTAACACCTAACTATGACTGAAATTAAAACATTTACATCACTTCCTTTCACTTTCTTTATACTTAAATATAACGATAAAAATACATACAAGTCAAGTCTTTTTTAAAAAACTTCTAAAAAACTTCTAAGAACTATATCAAAATACTTATTGCATCAATATCATTTTTTTTACAAACTTGATATTTATTAATGTATTAAAGAATAACGGCAAACAAAACTTTAGGAGAAATAAAATGGCCGACATATTATCAACAGACGAAATATTTTTTACACCGTTTGAACCAAAAACGAAAAATCGTTTCGTTATGTATATCGATGGTATTCCATCATATTTCGTTAAAACCGCGAATAGACCAAATATTACATTTGAAGAAATAGAATTAAATCACATCAATGTTAAAAGATACCTAAAAGGTAAAGGTGTTTGGGAAACATTAGAAATCACATTATACGACCCAATCGTTCCAAGTGGAGCACAAGCAGTTATGGAGTGGGTAAGATTACACCATGAATCAGTAACAGGTCGTGATGGATATGCTGATTTTTATAAGAAAGATATTACTTTCAATATGTTAGGACCAGTTGGTGATAAAGTTGAGGAATGGGTATTGAAAGGTGCTTTCATTCAATCAGCTAACTTCAATGATTTAGATTTTGCTAATGGTACAGATGTGGCAGATATTACTCTAACACTTCGTTACGATTACGCAATACTTTCTTACTAAGAGTTTAACAATAACCGGTTCGTAGAACCGATTCGGAGGGCATATGAAAATGTGGGAAATATTCAAAGATAATAATGATTATAACGAGAAATCAATAATTGGTTTCGGTGCGTTTACAGTAATGGTTTTGTTTGCGATGGCAGATGTTGTAACAGGTATCATGGGTAAAGATTTAGTTATCAATGATGTAGTATACAATTCATTCCTATTCACTACATTAGGTAGTTTTGGAATTGCAGGAGCAGAAAAAGTATTAGGAAATAAAAAATAAATTAGATTTTTCTAAAGTTATAACATAGTTATATACATATGGTTTTAATTACATTTCACAGGAGAAAACAAAATGGCTGAAAATCAGTACGCGTTTCCTACCGAAGAACTATCCTTACCTTCAAAAGGTTTATTATATTCAGAAGATAGTCCATTAAGTAGTGGAACAATAGAAGTTAAATACATGACAGCAAGAGAAGAAGATATTCTTTCTTCAGCAAATTTAATCGAAAAGGGCACAGTAATTGATAAGTTACTTGAAAGTGTCATTGCAAATCCTAAAGTTAAATTAGATGATTTGTTGATTGGAGATAAAAATGCTCTTATGTTAGGTACAAGAGTGTTGGGTTATGGTAAAGATTATACCGTAACATTAGAAGACCCTGATACTTCATTAGAAGTGGAACACACTTTTGATTTAACTTCACTAAAAACAAAAAAAATCGATGAAAAACTTTTCAAAGATGGTAAAAATGAATTTGAATTTACATTACCTACTTCTAAAAGAGTAATCACATTCAAATTACTTACTCATCAAGATGAAAGAAAAATCGATGAAGAGTTAAAAGCTACAGCTAAATTAACTCAAGTTACAGGTGTTTCAAACGAATTAACCACAAGGTTAAAACACCAAATCATTTCAGTTGATGGTGAAACCGATAGAAAAGTAGTGAACGAATTTGTTCAAAATCAGTTTCTTGCAAGAGATTCAAAGGAGTTTAGAAAGTTTTACACAGATATAAGTCCTGATATCATCTTCAAAACTGATTATACAAGCCAAATAGGAGAGTCCCACACGGTTAATGTACCGATTGGGATACGATTTTTTTGGCCCGAATCCGAAGTATAAAGAAGTAGTTCACGACGAAATCTTTTCATTAATCAATTACGGAAATAGTTTCACTTTTTCCGATGTCTACACTATGCCTGTTATGATGAGAAGATATTATCTCGATAAATTAGTCAAAGTTAAAAAACAAGAACAAGAAGCTCAAAAGAAAGCTATGCAAAACAGATAAAATCTTTGATATGTGATATTTATTATTGATTTATAATATTCAAAATCGGAGTAAATATGTCTAAGAAAAAAATAACTATGGAAGGCTTTATTGATAATGTTCTTCGTAGGTGGAAAAAATCAGTAAATAAAAATTTTGATGATAAAATGGAAGATTTATTGAAAAATGGAACACCTGCTCAACAAAAACATGCTGTCAAAGCCCTAAATGCTTTAGAAAAGGCATTTAAATAATTTTTTCTTTTTAATTGTTACATCCACATTTCATAAATTTATTTAAAGTAGAGAAGGCATGGCAATAGACCCAAAACAACAGAACAAAATTCTAAAAGAATCAGAAAGAATTCAACAGAGGATAAATGAGTCTCAATCTGAATCAGAGAAATCTATTCTTAGAATTCTTAGGGAAAGAGCTAAACTTCTTGAACTTGACAAAAAGGTTAATGAAGAATTAGTAATATACAATAGAGCCAAAGAACAGGGAGATACCAAAGCTTTAGAAGCTTCTAAATCAAGAATTGATGGTTGGAAAAAAGAAAAGAGTGTAATCAAAGAATATTTGGGTTCACTTGATGATGTAAATACTGGTTTTAATGATTTAGGTAAAAAAATTGAAAAAATAAGTTCTAAAAGTCTTCAATCTCTTAACTTTGATGATAGGAAGGCAAAATCTTATTCTAATGCAATAGGTAAAATTGGTGAAACTGCTGATAGTTTCGGTGGTAGTGATAGAGCTAGAGATATTTTTAAAGAAATAGTTGAACTTGGAATAGACTCTAATGATATTAGTACTAAAAAACAATTATTAACTTATGATGAAGCAGATGCTTTACAAGACCTTGAGGATTTAGAAGAGAAATTAATTACTCTTGCTGAAGAAGATAGAGATATAGCTCAAGAAACATTAGATTTGGTTCGTAAAAGGGCAGATGCAGTTAAAGAAGATATTAAGAATACTGGTAAGTTGACGAAAGAAGCAAAAGCTCAAGATAAAGCTAGAGAAGTATTTAATAAAAAATATGACGAATTTAATGATAAAGTTGAAGAAACTGTATTATTTGCTAAAGCATTTACAAAAGAAATATCAAAAGACCCTACGAAACTTTTAAAATTAGCTCTTGTTGCGTTTACATTAGGTTTAGCTAAAGCACTTAAATCATTTGCTGAAGATGTTAAAAAAGTAACTCAAGATGTTGGGACAAGTTTATCACAAAGTCTTAAAATTGTGAGAAAAGATATTGGTGTTCTTGATAATTTAATACAAAAGACATTTTTAGGTGTTGACCAAACAACAGCAATTAATCCATTAGTTCAACAATTTGGTACTTTAAGAGCAGAAAACAATAAATTTATAAAAGATATAGCTCAAGGTTCAGTATTATTAGGGGTTCAAGCTGAACATGCTGCATTTGCATTAAGACAATTTCAAGTAACAGGTGGTGTTTCAACTGAAAATCTTGAAACTCAAATGAGTATTACAAGACAATTAGCAGAACAAAATAATATTCCTATTGGTAGGTTGTTCGCAGATTTAGCAGAAAATTCAGAAGATATTGCATCATTTGGTGGAGACAATCTTTCAAATATGAAAAGAGCTGCAATTGAAGCTCGTAAAATGGGTGTGAATTTATCAACTACTGCTAAGATTGCAAACTCATTATTAGATTTCGAATCTTCTATTCAATCTGAAATGGAAGCATCCTTAATGATAGGGAAACAATTAAACTTCAACAGAGCTCGACAATTAGCTCTTGAGGGTGATGTTGCAGGAGCAGCTAGAGATGTTGTTAATCAATTAGGTGGACAAGCAGAATTTACAAAATTAAATGTATTACAAAGAAGAAAACTTGCACAAGCTCTTGGAGTGAGTGTTGAGGAGTTAAGTAAATTAGCAAGTGGTAAACTTGAAGTTGGAATGGATGATAGTCAGGTAGACCCTACTTTACCATATATTACAAGGATGGAAAAGAGTTTAGGTGTTATTCAACATTTATTAGATTCAATGTTAGGTAACATAGGATTAATAGTTGGTGCTTTGTTCTTTTTAACAAAAGGTCGTGGATTACTCAAAGGATTGGGAATGGGTAAATTCTTTAAATCAGGTTTCGGTAAAATGGGTAAATTATTTGGGGTTGGTAAAGGTGCTAATTTGGTGGCCAAAAGTAACCCAAAACTTTTACAAATGTATAGAAAGACTGGAATGTCATTTCGAGGTGGAACAATGGCACAATTCCTTAAAGAACGTTCAATACAACAAAGTATGAAACCAGGTTTATTTGCAAGAGGTGGTAATATGTTTAAAGGAATTCTTGGAAAAACTGGTAATATGTTTAAAGGACTTCAACGTTCAATACAACAAAGTATGAAACCAGGTTTATTTGCAAAAACTGGTAATATGTTCAAAGGACTTCAACGTTCAATACAACAAAGTATGAAACCAGGTTTATTTGCAAAAGTTGGTAATATGTTCAAAGGACTTCAACGTTCAATACAACAAAGTATGAAACCAGGTTTATTTGCAAAAGTTGGTAATATGTTTAAAGGAATTCTTGGAAAAGGTAAGGGTATGTTGGGAAGAGGCCTTGGTATGTTTAGAGGAGTTAATCCAGGAGCTCTTATGGGTACAGCAGCTGCTTTTGGAACAGATAAACTTAGAGATTCAAAACTGGTAACTCCTGGTAGTGGTGCAGATAAATCACTTGGTATATTAGGGGAAACAGCAAAATATGCAGGAATAGGGGCAACACTTGGTTCTATCATACCTGGTGTTGGTACTGCATTAGGTGCAGGAGCGGGTTCAGCATTAGGTGGTACAATTGGACTATATAAAGAATTTTTTGGAAAAAATAAAGATAGAGGTAAAACCTTAACATCAAGTTCAACAGAAGCTCAAAAAGCATCTGAAACAGCTACAGTGATTGCAGATAAACTTACTGTAACTTTAAATGAACAATTTAGTTCACAAATACAAACATTAGAATCACAAGTATCACAATTAGAAAAAACTAATGTTACTAATCAGGCAATATTAGATGCTATACTAAAAGGTAATGTAGATAGAAGAAACATGGCAGATAACGGATAAAAACATGGCATTATTTGATAAAGTAAAAGATATAAGACAATTTAATTGGAACCAAAAAGTAGGTGGTCCTGATAGAAATAATCAAGATAATTTACCTGAAGAAGCAATTGGTGAAAAGAATTTAATTGACCAAGATTGGGAAGGACAACATAAAAAGTTTGGTGGTATAAATGCACTTCGAGGTGAAAATAATCTTGGATTTGACCAACCATTTATTTTAAAAGAAATTGGTGATAGATATGAAAGTGCCGATTTAGATGATGGTATATTTAGAGGTGGTTTAGCATTAAATGTTGTTAGAGCAGCTGAAGATGTTACAAGATTAACAAAGTTTGCATTAACACCAAAAGGAATTATCTTTAATTTAAAACAAGCTATTTTACAACAACAAAACGCAAGAGTTAAAAATAGAACTTATAATCCACTTGGTATATTAGGTTCTGTTATTCCAGCAGTTCATTTAACAAGACATAAAATAAGAGATGATTACAATAATGCAAATGATGGTAAATTAGAAAAAATTTATCAAAGAAGAATTGTATCAGGTATAAATCCAGGTGGAGTTGCAGAAGTAATTGGAGATGCAGTTGATGCAGTTGTGGATGCATTTAGAGACCCATTAAATGTTGTTAATAGTGTACAAGTATTACAAAGTACAAAAGATAAATTAAGAGATTTAAATCCAAACATTCCTACTGATTACAAAGAACAAACAGAATCAAGATTCTCTACAGAGGATGATAAGTTAAGAAACGAACCTGTTCCATTTAGTAAAGATGGTAAAGAAGAAGAATCAAAGATTTATAAAGAATTACCAAATAGTGAATCAGAAAGTGATGAGTTATTAAAAGAAAAAACTCAAATGGTAATCAATAACGAAGAATTAGAGGGTGGTAATAGTACCTTTAGTGATAAGATAGATGATATTGATTATGGTGATAATAGAATACCAAATAGTGAATCAGAAAGTGATGAGTTATTAAAATCTCAAACTCAAATGCTAACAAATAAAGAGGAATTAGAGGGTGGTAATAGTATCTTTAGTGATAAGATAGATGATATTGATTATGGTGATAATAGAATACCAAGTAGTCCAACATCATATGATTTATTAGAAGAAACTAAACAAGATGATGGTTTAATAAACGAAGAACCATATACTGAAATAGAAAGAAATGTTGGCCAACTACGAACCAATGAAGAGAAAGAATTATACGATGAACTTCCACAAAACAAATCTGAACGAATTGAGGTATTGAAATCAAAAAGTGTAGATAATAATTTAAGAAACACAACATTACCAAAACAATCTGTTACAGATGAGGTTAAATCTCAAATAAGAAATAGTTCTACTGTAAAATCAGATGTTATATTGAATTATAATGATATACCTTCTGATAAACTATCTGAACGATTAAAATCTCAAACAGATGCTCAATATTCAGATTCATTTGAAAGTGAAAATAGTATATTCAATAATATAAATGTTGATTTTAATGGTGCATTTTACGAATCTATAGACAAATTTAATAATAAGGAAGTAAAGAGTATATTTGAATATGATTCAGGCCCGAAATCTGGATATCCAAAAAGTACCGTAAGTAATATAAATGTAACAAAGGGAGATATTAAGTCAGTAGATATTCAAGAGGCAGAACTTTATAATCTTGGTAAAGGTACTATTAAAACTCTGAATAAAAATCCATACTCAGTAGGAGTTTCAAATCAATTACAAGTGCCTTATGGTGGTCAGTTTGGAAATTTATCAACAAAAGATTTACCAACAGATTTTATAAAATTTAGAATTAGAGATGCAGTTAATGGTAAGTGGATTATATTTCCAGCATTCATTACAAACGTAACCGATACAGTAACTCCTGAATGGACTACTGAAAGATATATTGGTAGACCTGATAATGTTCATCTTTATAATGGAGCTGCACGAAATGTTAATTTTGAATTTAGAGTTGCAGCATTCACTAAACAAGAAATACCATTAATACAAGAAAAAATGAACGCACTAATCGGATTGGGTTGGCCTACATTTAAAAAGATTTTAAGTACAGATGATGAAGAAAGAATGGTAGCACCATATATTTATTTAACTATTGGTGATATGTTTAATAACACACCAGGATATTTTAACAACATCACAATTACGGCAGACGAATCTACGCCTTGGGAAATTGATGATGGATTACAAATACCACATTACTTTACTGTTAGTTTAGATTTTGTTCATGTTGGTAAATACTTACCTAATACATTAGGATTACATTATGATGGTATTAAACATTTAAGAGATTCTGGAGTTGGTAATGGAAACTTTGGTGTATTTGGAGATAGGTATCCAAGAGATGATAGAGGATTCACAACTGTAAATAGGACTGATGAAGCCAGAAGTGGATGGGCTAAACATTTAGCAGAACAGTATACGATGAAAGCTGGTGTTGGAAGAGGTGTAGATGATTTCAAAAAAGAAAAACCATTCAAGACACCAAAAGTAGATAGAACTTTACTTGATAATGCTATGAATAGTGTTGATGGAATGGGTGATAGAATTATAAATGCATTAAATCAACCATCACCAAAACCTGTTACTAAACCAACATTAACAACAAATATTAGTCCATTAACTCAACAAATATTAACACCAGTACCATTTAATTCTACTGAACAAGATAATACAAGTGTTTCATTTGATGGTTTTTTAACAAGTGATGATGGAAGTTTCGGTGATGATGCTACACCAGCAACAAAAACTAAAGCAAGTAATGATGGTATACGAAATGTTAATGGATTTAGTCAAAGGGGTGGTAAGAATTCTAATGGGACAACCACTCAACAATAAAAGGTAAATTATGGCAAGATATAAACATACAGAGATAATCAAAGATAAAGTAACTAATAAAAGAGTTTTAAAAACTACTGAATATCCTGAAATCACACCAAGTGATGCAGATATTATTTATTACGCAAAATTCGATGATACTTTAATGGGGTTGGCAGATAGATTTTACGGAGACCAAACAATGTGGTGGATTATAGCTCGTGCAAATAATTTTCAAGGTAAAACAAAATTTCAAGTTGGACAAAAACTTATAATTCCAGCAAACACAGGTGATATTAATAAAAAATTATTAAAACTTAATTTCAATCAGTAATGTTTCAGTTTAAAGATATCGATAAAACAGTCCAAAAAACTCTATATGATAGAATTAGAGCTTTAAATCGTAAAAATGGACACATAGGTGAGAATTTAAATCTTGACCCTGTCGACCAAAATCCACAATTCAGAGGTTTTAGTATGGATGAGATGATGACAAAGGCTTGTTGGGCTAGAGTTACTTGTCCTGTTTTTAAAAAGGATGATGAAGGAGAAATAACCGATACAGATTTTTTTAGAATATCAAGTGCTTTTGAAAATGGTGAAGAACGAAATAATATTCATAAAAATGAACCATTAGCTGTTAATGAAAAAATGAATTCTTCTAAATCTGGTTTTTTCACAACTGATGCTAATGCAATATTTAGACCACATTCAGGTATTTCATCTATCACTACTTCATTTCAAGGTGGTCAAGGTACTACTCAACAAGCAGTTATTAATTGGAAATTCTATGATATTAGAAAATTTAAAGAGTATGAAAATGCTTTATTAAAAGTAGGTAAAATGGTTATGGTGGAATTTGGGTGGAGTAAAAATAATGGAATTCATTTAGATAAACAACCTGTTGATGATGTTGAAGATTTTATAAAAGTTTATAGAGCTACAAATGAACAGATAAAAAAAGCGGGTGGTGATTATCATACAATGATAGGAAAGATTACATCATTTGATTATAAAATAAATCAAAATGGTGGATTTGATTGCACTACTACTATCGTTTCACTTGGAGTGGATATTTTCAAAAGTAAAGTAGAAGAAAATTCTGATGATGTAAAAATTAATGATGTTCTTCTTGAGAACACAAACGAAAAAACACTCAATGATGTTTACGCTAATTCTAATTTTTATTTTGAAAAATTTATGGCAAATTTAGATGATAACATAAAAGAATTTGAAAAGGCTGGTTATCCAGGAGTTTATCATGATGGTGAAACGGGTTGGTGTAATTGGGGATTTTTTGAAGATGTTGTTATTAATTCATTTTTTTCATGGACAAAAAAGAATCCTGATTTAGATGCTAATGGTACAAATGAAGAACAAAATTCAAACAATAATCCTAAGTTACTAACTTTAATGAAAAGTAGGAGTATCACTTACAAAACTGAACCTGATGACGATGGTCTTGGTGGTGGTAAAATTGTAGATACTATTGCAGCAAATACACAATGTAGAAGTAATAAAAATTTATTTACTATTAGTAAAGATATAATACTGCCAGGTAAAATTCCAGGATTAGATGGAATCAATGTTGAAGGTGGTGAAGATGTGGACCCAAAATTAACTGGAAATGTTGGTTCTTTGATGCAAAAAAGATATGAGGGAACTGAAGTTTTAGAAAATTATGCAAAAATTTATCAAAACTTTAAAAAAATAAATGATGGTAGATTTCCTAATTGGGCCATACAAACGAAATCTGGTGAAAGAGGAGTTATCAGAAACTTTGTTTTTAGTTCAGATTTTTTAAAACAACAATTTGGTAGTGGGATACATAATTTAGATAGTGGGTTGAATAGTTTTTGGAAAAGTGTTAGTTCACAATATAATAACTTTTGGGATTTTGACCTTGTGATAGATACTGATAATAGTGGAAAGATTGGTATGATTGATAGGTACACAACAGAACAACGAATACGAGAAAAGAAAGATAATTTTGTACCAGAGAAAAAGTTTGATTTAGAACAAACATTTGTGTTTTCAAATTATGGAAAAGATTCCTTAATGAAAAGTTTTGATACTTCAGTTCGATTGAGTGCAGAACAGGCAACTATGGCTGCACTACACACAAATAAAAATTTTAGTTCTGAAAATATTGAACAAACCACAAACACTCCTGAAGATATAGGAGTTAGAGCATTATCAACATTATTAAATGTTCAATTATCAGGTACTCAAGTGAAACCAAATGATGATTCTGATAAAGACCAAATCATGAAAGATATTTCTCATCCTGCTAGTATTGGTAAAATTATGAAGTATCTTCCCGCTGAGGATGGAGATTTACAAGGTAAATTTGGTATCATTGATGCTCCAAGTTTTATTAAATCTATTACAGGAGACCAATCTTATGAAGAATCATTAGAAGAAGCAGAAATGAATAAGATTGATGAAGAATCTTCAATAGAGTTTAGTGAATCATTTAATTGGTTTGATGAAAACAATCCTGCAAATGCTGGTATGATTTACACACCAACAGGTCAAATGATTCAATCATATAGAAAAACCATGTTATTATTAACAAGTAAAAAATTAAAAACATTAAAAGACTTTGACCCATTAGTTCCTTTAGAAATCAGTTTTAGTATGCCAGGAATTGGTGGTATTGATTTATTTGATATGTTTGAAGTGGATTATTTACCAGAAACTTATTTAGAGTTTGCTGCATTTCAAGTTAAATCAATGGAACATAGTATTGATACATCGGGATGGACAACCAATATCACAGGACAAATGAGAGTTGATATGCAATATCTTATTGAAAAACTTGGTTCACTTCCAGACGATGAAGAGATAAATGTAATAACAGACCCTAATCAAACAATTGATTTTATAGATGTTACAATTGCTAAAAGATTGAGAGATAAAAAGAAAAACTCTCAAAGTAATGAATCATCTACATCTGATACAAATGTTGTTACGAGTGATGTAAACGCAAATGAACTGAAATCTGCTGAAGTACAGGAACAAGTACAACAAGTAGAGGAAATCTATCAACAACCCGAACCAAAAAATTCCACAAATTCCACAACCACAACCACAACCACACAAACAGATTATGGTACTGTAACCGAAACTGAAGAAAAAATAACTAATCCAGATGGTTCAACAGTTACCACTACTTCACAAGTTGCAACAGGTTATGTTTCTTCAAGTATAATTTTTAGTGGACAAACAGACGAGGGTTATGTTGTTTGGATTAAACTATTGGAAAATGGAAAATCTCTTGACCCACCAAAATATGCTCAAGGTGTCTCTTCTCCTGAAAGCTCTTCTCGTAAAGATATTGCAGCTTTGAAAGCTCGTAATAATGCAGCCAAAGGAAAAACTACAAGTAAATTACCACGATATGCAAGATAAAAAAATTACATTTTGAAGTGAAAACTTTATATTTATAATCAAAGGTTATATAATGAAAATTCTAAATACTATAAATACATTCATTCGAATGATTACAATTAAAATTTGGTTAAAGACTCCAATGGGGAAAAGGTATGCAACCAAATACAAACGAAAAAGAAAAATGGGACTTACTCAATTATTAAAAGGAGAACAAGATGAAAATTGATATCTTGGATAAAGGATACATTGAATTGGTGGATACACTTGGTGATGATTTAACACCAGTGAATGCAGCTCGTGTATCATTCGGTGGTAGAAGTGAAACCTTTGAAGAGAAAGATAGAAAACTATCTAAATTCTTAATCAAACATAAACACTTTTCACCATTCAGACACCAACATTGTATGTTTATAATTAAAGCACCAGAGTTTGTGATGAGACAATGGTATAAGCACGTGGTTGGAATTGAAACAACAAGTTCACACGTTACTAAAGACCATGCTTGGAATGAGATTAGTGGTAGATATGTTCCATATGATGAGTTCTACGAACCAACAGAATTTAGAAAACAATCAGAAGATAACAAACAGGCAAGTGATGGGTTAGTGGAGAATCAAAAGAATGCAAAAAAGGTTTGGGAAATGGGACAGAATGTTGCAATCTCTTGTTACAGACAATTATTAGATATGGGTATGGCAAAAGAACAAGCCAGAAGTATCTTACCACTTACAGTCTATACAAAAGTTTGGTGGACAGCATCATTTCAAAGTATTATGAACTTTATAGAACTACGAGATGAGGCAACATCTCAAGTTGAAATACAAGAATATGCCAGAGGATTAAAAGAGATAATGTTAAAAACATTTCCTGAAACAACAAAATTATGGAGTGAGATTTATTTAGAAAAATGAGTATCAATGGTTGGATAATACATAAAAAAGAATTAGGAGAAAACCACGAAGTCGAACGATTGGTTGAAGAATTTAACAAACAACATATTAAGATTCGTGTAGTGAATCCACAAGATGTTGATATATTTGTAAATCGTGATGATAGAAAATCTATCATTGTCGAGGGGAAACAAGTTCCATTACCAGATTTCGTTTTACCGAGAACCGGTAGTGGAACGACTTATTTTATCAAAGCAATCATCAGACACTTAGAAAGATTGGGTGTTACTTTGATTAACGGAAGTGATGCGATTGATAATGTTAAAGATAAATTATATTCACAACAAATATTAGGTGGTTCTAATTTACCAGTTCCAAACACAATGTTGGTTAAACACCCGATTGATGTGGACTTGGTAGAAAAGAGTATGCAATATCCTTTGATTATTAAAACACTAAGTGGTAGTTATGGTAGTGGTGTGTTTATGGTTGAGAAGAGAAAACAATTTGTGGACTTGGTCAAAATGGCAGAACTATCTAATTCTTATTACAATATTATTATACAAGAATTTATAAAAGATTCTTTTGGAAAAGATTTGAGAGTATTTGTTATCAATGGTAAAGTCGCTGGGTGTATGATGAGACAATCAATCGACGGAGACTTTCGTGCCAACTTAACTCGTGGTGGAGAAGCAATCCCTTATCAGATTGACGAAGACATTGAGTGGATTGGTGGTGAGTGTGCCAGACTTTTAGATTTGGATATAGCAGGTGTAGACTTGTTGTTCCACGAAGATAAATATATGATTTGTGAGGTAAATTCAGCACCAGGTTTTGAAGGTATGGAAAAATATACCAAGATAAACATCGCAGAAAAAATAGTTAATTTTGTAAAATACAAATTAGGTTAAATGGTTATAGTAAATTCGAAAGAGAAGTGGGATACATTACAAAAAGTAGTGAATCAAAATCACTTCATCTATCTACAAGTTTTATCGGATGTGAACAAACATCCAAAAGAGAATCGTGTGTCTTGTTTTTATATCAGAACACTACTACGAGAATATATCGTGCCTGTAAACCATAATGAAAAGTTTGGTACAATAGAACATATCAAAGTTAATAAAGACCAGTTTGTAAATGATTTAAAATCACACAAACACAACACGATGA